ACCACAATCTGCTGGTTCTACTATTGTAGTACCATCTGAAATGGTTGCTAAGTCAGGAGCCGATTATGATATTGATAAATTGACTTTATACATACCTAACACAAGATTTGTTGGTGGTAAGCTAGTTGTAGAGCCTGTTATTACTAAAGCATCTGAATTAAGATCTAGAGATCTTGGAGGCTATAAAAATGTTATTTTAAAATTATTTGATCAAGATAAAGCAGTAAGCTTAATTCAAGAGCTTGATAATATATATACAAATAAAAAAACAACTAATGATTTCTTAAAAGCGTTTGCTAAACATCCAGTAATAAAAGCTAGAAAAGAAAGAATAGATCAGCTTAAAGAAGATAGAGAAGCAGCTTTAACTAAAGTTGATAAAGAAGATATATCTAAACAAATTAAAGTTATTTATGAGGATATAAATACTCAATTGTTGAATACTCCTGAAGGGATATTCCGAGGGCAAGACTTTAACAGAGATGCTCTTTTAGGGTTTAAAGCTAAGCTACAAAATGATTTGACTAAAATTGATGATCAAGTTGAGCTACAAGGGTTTGAAGAATTACCGATGCAAGAAAAGCAAACAAAAGAGTATTTGCAGAATGAGCTTCAGTTTTTTATGAAAGATGTACTTAGACATCCTTTAAGTTTTGATCAGTTAATTACTCCAGTAGGAGCGCATGGATTAAAAGAATTAGCATATAGAATAGATGCTTTAGTAAATCCAGATAAGTATGTAGACCCAAATGCAGAAGTATTAGAAGAAAGACCTAAAAATCTTTTAGATGAGTTATCATTTAAAAATATTATTGAGCTTACTCGTACAATGTATCAAACATTAGGAGGTACAGGGATTGTAGCTACAAGTATGACGCACGCAATTAAAGTTCAAAAGACAGGACTAGCTTTCAACAAAGAGCATAAATTTAATTTTAAGAATATATCTAAAATTGGAGCTCCTTCATTATCTAAAGTATATTCTAATAATTCTAAACGATCAATTAATTCTGAGATGCAGCAATATGTTACAGGTTATGTAGATGGTGAAAAAGATCCATTTGTAATGTATGTTAATGCAGGTAAAGATGCAGCCGCCGTACATATGGTATTATTAAGAGCTGGATTACCACTAGAAGAAGTATTGTACTTTATGTCTCAACCTATTATTAGTGACTATCTAAGAATGAAAAGTTTAAATCAAAGTGTAGCACTTAGAACAACTAAAAATGGCTATATGAGTGATGAAGATATAATAGGAGATTTATCTGATGGTAAAAAATACGGTAATACAGCAATACAAGCTCCTACAGGAGGCCCAATGCAATTTACTTTGGGGCAACTTAAATCAATGGTTGGTAAAAAATTAAAATCTGAAAAAGAAGGTAAACAACTTACACCTAATGATAAAAAAAGACAAAAAGCTATATTAACAGACTTTTTAGAATATAAAAAATATGCAGAAGAATTACGTAAACTGCAAGAAATACATTCTTACGACAAAGTTAAATTAAAAAATGGTAGTGAGAATATTTATATGAAAGCTATGGAGGAGGTTGTTGAGATAGAAGATAATTTTACTAATCCTTTACTTTTAGTCAAAACTCCTACAAGCATGTTAAAATATAACAGAGATGCTTTATTTGCATCTAACACGTTATTAGGCCAAGTAGATCTTAAAAATAGTAATAAAGCAATTAGAAACTTTTTTGTTCAAAAAGCTGTAGGACTTATAAATAATGGAATTCGTAAAGATGACGTTATATATACTCTAAACAAATTTGATAATTTTATTACTGCAGCTTTAATCCAAAGCGTAGTAGTAAATGGAAACGAAACTATAGCAGATAAACGCTACAGTTTGATGCAGGGAGAAAATAGTTTACCTAGACGAGTAAAGTCTTTACAAGATAGTTTAGAAGTTACAAATGTAGCTTTAGATGCATTTTTACCTATACTAGATAGTTATGTTCAAGGAGCAGTAGAAGCTACTTCAGACAACTTAAAGTTACGTAAAAGTGTTATGAATACGATGGATGTAGATGTAATTGCAGAAGAGATGAGAGAGCTAAAAAAAGCTCAGCCTGCTATTTATAGAGATCTTATTTATTTTAGCATGTTACAATCAGGCGTAGATTTTAATCCTAACGCTTTCTACAGTATTATACCTGCAGAAGATGTGCTACCAATAACTAAATCTGCATTTAATGCGTTTGTTGGAAGAAATAATGTAACCAATGAGCTAGATAATATGTGGAAAAACTTTTATAATGCTAATTGGGATAACAGCACTATTACTAAAATAAGATATGCTGGGAGCCAAGGAAGCAAAGCTGCAGCTATAGGTACAGCTACAATTAAAGCAAAAGCTATTCCTAATGTTAAACAAAATTCTTTAACTATAAAATCTCCTGGAGGGTCCGCACATTACATGAGAGCTGATAGGGAGTCTGAGTGGCAATTAGCTGCTAAAAAAGGTATAAGAGGAAAATCAATTGAAGCTACTGATTCTGCTAGTATGTATTTAACTAATAGAATGGCTAAAATTGAAGGCGAATATAAAGCTGGACCTGAAGTGTCTAAAAAAATTGCAGCAGGGTATAAAATATTAAGCGCAGATAAAGCTGTTTTACCTTCTGGTGTATATGTGTTAACTGATGGCACTACTATACAAATTACAAAATTTAATAAAGGTAGAGGCACATTAAATCAAATGCTAAAACATCCTGAAGTTTTAGAAGCAGCTGGTGAAAAGAAGTTATCTAAAGATCAATTTGCTTCTATGCTAGGGTATACAAGTTTTACAGGTATGAAAAACTCAGCTGCATATAAAGGCTTTGTGTCTGGTAACAATTCGCTATATTTGTCTAAGATTGAGGTGATAGCAGTAGGAACTGAAACATTTAAAGAGGCTGAGCCAAGGGAAGATGAAAATGATGGGAATGTAAATGATACTTTATTCCAAATTAAAAAAGAATCAAATTGTTAAATTATGTCGTGTAGAATAGAAAGAAGTACTGAAGGTAAAATAGAAACTGTAAAAACACGGTACGGCCAAGAATCTCCTTTGTTTAAAGAAATGAATTCTTTGATTAACGATGGTAGAAATGAGGATCTTGCTTACGCAGCTTACCTTAAAGCAACTAACGACGCGGCAAATATTGGTATTTTACAAGAGCCTGCTTTAGTAAATAACATTGTACAAAATGTCTTAATGGATGTTAACGATAATTTTGACAAATGGAATAACATAAGCAAAGAGCTAAAATTTTCTGAAGCTAACCAGCAACTACAAAATGATCTTTTTTACTTTTTAGATAAGATTGGCGTAAAAGTAGAAACAGTTGATACTTTAACAAATGATAGAGGTGAAACTATAAATGCTACAGGTTTAGCAGATCTTACTAATAGGACGGTGCAGCTAGTTACTGGTAAAGCAGACATGTCTACACTGACCGAAGAGACTGTGCACTTTATTGTGGAAGTTTTGAGAGCTGATGGTAATCCTTTGTTTAAGTCTATGTACAACATGATACAGGACTATAGTGAATATAAAGAAGTAGCTAACCCAGATGGGTTTTACTACAAAAAGTACAATGGCGATATAGATCTACTTAAAAGAGAGGCTATAGCTAAAGTAATAACAAAGCATCTTATTAACGGAGATGTGGCAAATGAAAAGAAAGAGAAAGTATCGAGACTAGAAAGATGGTGGCAAAGAGTTCTAAACATGTTATCGAAAATGTTTGGAAAAACACAGACAGATCCCTTTGCTGAAGCAGCGCTTGGAGTTGTAAATCGTAGTCTAGAAAATGTAATGCAGAGTGACCCTGCCGGTATAGAGGTTAGCGGAGTATTTTATCAAGAAGATTTAAGTAAAAGTATACTCGATCAGTTAGACGAGGATTCTAAAAATTATGAAAACAAGGAAATAACAATAGATAAAGTTACTAACGATGATTTAAAACGTCATTGGAAAAAGATAGCAGGAGATGATTCTACTATAAATAGGTACGTAGCTATTGCAGGCCCATATAAAGGTAAAGAATTAAAGTTTCGTGGGTCAGATAGGACAGCAGAAATATTTAAACAAAAATTTGTAGGATATAAAAGTGAGTCTGAAAAAGAATTAGACATGCATAATCAAAATATTCGTATGGCTATGGGTACTAAAGGCCACTTGATTATGGAAGATCTAATTGATTACCATTTTGAAGGTAAAGGAAGCATTAATGCAATTATACAAGGTGTAGGTAGCATGATGAAAGCTGAGCATGTCAATAGACTAAGTTTAGCTATGAAGTCTTTAAAGAAAACTATTGATGACCAACAAAAAGCTATAAACAAACAAAATGGTACTAAAGGTAAATATGTAATACGTAAAGAGCAATTTATAGCAGATGAAAAGAATCAGGTTGGGGGTACTATCGATATGTTAGTCCTATACAGTGATGGATCTGCTTCTATTTATGATTATAAGTTTAAAAGCTCTAATGCGCAATATTCTAAAGAAAGAAGAGGTAGACTAAGTATTACTGGTGATATGTTTGCTAGCAGTTTAGAAGGATACGATTCACAAATTGGTCACTATAAAGACGCCTTGTTGTCTAAGTATGGTGTAACAAGAGTTCGACAATCCCGGATAGTACCTGTAGCGGTTCGTTATGAGTCTAAAGATGGGAGGTTATCTAATTCATTAACAGCTTTAGAGGCTTATGTAGATCCTTCTATATTATCAAAAAAAGACGCTAAAAGTCAAATAGAATCTTTAGATGGAACAACATTAGATTGGCTACGACCTATACCAGTTGCGCAAGAGACTACAGATGACAAACAAGTTAACAATCTTATAGAGTCTGAAATGAGGAGATATAAGAAGCTTGTAGTACAACGTAAAAATGCACCTTTTGCAGATAGAGCTGCTTTAGATGAAGTTATAAATGAATCTCTTGCAATGATTAGAGCTCTTCAACATAATAAAGATATAAGTATTGGGCTAACTAACATTTTTAAAATAGTTCGTGTTGCAGAGGCTGGTATAGGTGTGCATGACGAATTTATAACTAAAGAGGGAGAGCAAGTTTTAAATCCAAAGTACTTATCAGAAAAACAATTAAGAGAAGTGTATGGAGAGTTAATACATTTTCAAGCTTATACAACATTAAATGATGTTTCTAATAAAATTAAAAAATCTAATACTAAAAATAGTAAAGAACTAGTTAAAAAGTTAGAAAGTGCTTCTTTTAGTATCGGTACAACTATTAAAGCTCTAGAAGAGTTTATGGTTGACCGTATGGATATGAGAGCAAAAGAAAAAGGTATTAATAATTTTAGATATAACAGAATTCAATCTAAAGTTAATTCTTATATCAATGTATCTCAGCAATCTAACCCTTATAGTAGATATGTAACAAATGTTATGAATAAAGCTAATGGGGCTAAAGTTAAGTTTGAAGCTAAGCTTATAGCAGAGATAGAAGCTCAAGACGAACTACTTAAACAGTATGCAGAAGAAAACGGTATGTCTCTTAGAGAGGTGTATGAACAAAAAATATTAAATAGTGATACTCATAATTTATATGCCAAATATAAAACAGAGTTTTACGACATAAAAAATGACCGCATAGAAAAGGGAGATCATTTGTGGATGAAAAAACATCACACAATAAATCTAGAAAGATTTAATAGAGATTTTCCTGAGTGGCAAAAACGTGAGTACAATCGTATAGAACAACATTTTGGTCCTACAAACAAAGCAGGTATAAAAGCAGCTAAAGTTAAATGGAATAAAAGGTATGACTTATTAAACAGTACTCAAGCCTGGTTAGATGCAGGTAAATACTGGTTAAACATTAACGAAGAAGCTACTCAAGAATATGTTACGGATGAATTTAAAGAAATTCAAAGTGACTCAAGATTAAAATCTTATTATGATTTTCACGTTAATAAAATTAAAGAGTTTGGGGATAAATTTGGTAAAAATCTAGGTAACACTTATGTAGCTTGGGTTAACAAATCGTCAACAGACGCACTATTGGAATCTAATAACAAAATAGACTCATTTAAAGCTTCTATATCAGATAGATTTAAAGCAAAAGGGCATGATGTAAATCATTTGTTTGGTATGATCGATGATAAAGGAAATCCTATCAGACATATACCTCGTATATTTACTACTCCTCTTACAGAAAAAGATGAGTTTGGTAATGATAAAATTAAACCTCAACTAAAATCTACAGAACTAAGTAGATCATTGTATTTATTAGGGCAATCTGCTTTTGAATATGACATGAAAAGAGAAATAGAAGATGAGCTATTACTTATAGAGCTTATACTTCAAGAAGGTCTTGTAAATGAAATAGCAGAAGATAGAAAAGGGGCAGCAGTAAAAAAAGCTTTTGGTCAAGTGCACAACGTATTTAATACTGCACAAACGAATGCGCAAAACTTTACTGATGTTATAGACAATGCTTTATACGGTAGGACTTTAAAAGATAAAGATGTTATTGTAGGCGATGATATAAGTTTAGTTAAAACAGGATTAACTTTAAAGAACTACGCATCTGTTGGAGCTCTTGGTTTAAAAGTTCCTGTAGCTGTAGGTGCTGGAGTAGCTGGTATTATAGGAGTACACATTCAAGGATCTAAAGGTTTACACTTTAACAACAAGCAGGTGTTAGAGGCGGAAGCGGCAATTATAAAAAGAGATCCTAAAGTTAGAGCTGTGATGGAGCATTTCCAATTAGCTGTACTAGATGTGTCAAAACGTAAAGGGGAAATGTTGTCTAGTAATTACCGCGCAAAGTTTATGACTGGTGATCGTTGGTTTGAATTTTTAGCTCAAGCTGATTTACAAGTAGATACTATATTAGCCGTTGCTATGGCTAAAAATCATGGTATAGATTCTGAAGGTAATTTAAAAAGACTAGCAGAGTTACCAGATGGTACTAAATCTGTCTACGACTCTATGGAAGTTACAGATAACGATAAATATACTTTTAGTGGAGCTCAGAATAAATATTTTGTAAAAGTTCCAAATGAAACAGAAAATTCTTTTAACAGTTTAAGGGCTAGACATGGAATCATAAGTAACAAAATAAAAGGTACAGCGTCTCCTGAAGCAATTAACACTGCAGGTATGAAACTTATCAACAGATTTTTCTTACATTATAGATCATGGTTACCAGGATTAGCGTTAGAACGTTTTGGTATAACAAGATATGACCATATTTTAGAACATTTTGATCAAGGTACCTGGAGAGGCTTCTTTGGGAACTTTGGGCCTGATGCAGAATTTGATAGTATGGGAGACTTAGTTAAAGCTGAGTTTGCTATGACAGAATTTTTAGCAGCCACTTTAGTTGATATAGGTAAAATAACATTAGATATTGGGACCTTTGGTTTAACTAATTCGCACACTATAAAAGAAGGAAAAGCTCAGCAAGAGTTTGAGTTATTCTTAGCTGATAGAACAGAAGATGCAGATTTTGATTTTAAAGGAGATCCAGCAAAACGAGAAGCTGCATTTCAGAAGTTTTTAGAAATGAAACGAGGAAATCTTAGAGGTACTTTATCTGAATTAAGAGCAGTTATTTTATTAGGACTACTTGTAATGGGGTTAGGCGGTGACTGGGATGACGACGGCAAAATTGATATACGTCAAAGCTGGTTAGGAAGAAAAACATATAATGTTCTTAATAGAGTATATAGAGAAACAGCTGTATTTTGGGATCCAACAGAATTTGTAGGACCACGATCTACAGGTATACCTTTACTTGGGTTAGTGCAAGATGGTATTAAGCTTTTAAACAATAGTGCAGACGAACTTGGTGATAGACTAACTGGTAAGCAAGGGGTTGAGACTGATCGTATAGAGGCAGGGTATTACACATTTAAATTAGCTCCCGGCTTAGGTGCGTTAGCAAAAGCTATGGAAATTTACCCTCAACACAAAACATCTAAAACATAAAACAACCAACAGTAAAAAAGGGGGGCAAAGCCCCCTATTTTTTTCTATTATCAAATTGTTTGTGATTATTTAATACGTATTGAATAAACATTAAATTACACATAGCATGACCAATGTGCGATTTACCGCTTTCAGAATCCAAATCTTCTCCTTTTTGAAAAGCAATAATATGTCTAAACAAGCTCCCTAATAACTCAGTTATAAGTTGCCCTTTTTTCCAATTATCTCGAGAATATTTAGTTTCTCCAAACATTAAGACTTCAACAAGAGGTTCAAGAGACTCGAAATCAATTTGATCCCAAGCCATTTTACCTTTATTGTGCCTATCTGCATACTTATGCTCGTCTGGCCACTCTTTTGATCTATTTATTACTCCTGGTTTATCTATATAACCTACAGTTTTTTTAGAAACAAAGTCGTATTTATACCTTACAAAGTTTTCTTTTGACATTTGTATGTGTTTGAATTAAACGTCTCGTCTTCAAAATTAATTATACTTAATAGTTCCGCATTTGGATGCAATTTTACACCTAGTTTAAAACTTAAACGTTCGCGGCGTTTTGCATCTTTATATAAAATTTGGCCTATTTCACTATTAGAAGTTACTCCATGAAATGTTAGTATATCTTTTTTATACTCAGTAGACAATTTAGAGTATCCGCCTCTCATAAGATGCGTGTAATCTTCTTCGTATTCTGTAGGTATATCAAATACAAACATAACAGTTTGAGTGTCAGGATCATATGTCTTTCTAAAATTTGGAAACTCACTAAGTGTTTTTTCAAATTGTATAAACATAGGATCTCCTGACCATCTGTATAACAATGCAATGCAATGTGAATCATTATCTGTAGCGATAAAACAATTCATAAATAATCTATCCCAAAAAAAGTTTGATCTTTGCCCGCCTAACATAGGAAAGAGAAAAGTAGAAGATTTAGTTTTTTTAGCGGTAGATAGTAAATATATGGTTCTTCCATTTATTACTTTCTCCTCAATAATATTAACTTTATATCTTTGCTTTTGTACCTCTAGAGTTAGCCCCAGCTCTATTGAGCTAGTGGGGCTTTCTAGGGAGATAATCTTTCCATTATCAGTTCGGGGGGTTAAAATTTTGGTTCCGCCTGTAATACTAAATGATAATGCATCAGTAGGCGTGTAGATTAGTTTATCGCAAGTTACTGCCATAGCTCGGAGTCTTTATTGGTTTCAAATTTATGTAGCACTAGCTCTGGTAGCTTGATCCCGGTTTCTCTTTCGAGTTCCTCCTCAGTTTTGAGGATGTAGACCAATCTGAATGTCTCTGTAAATTTAAGAATTCCTTCGTGTATACCAAATTTTTCTATATATTTATTTAGTACAATTTTAGGATAATCTCCCATACATTCGTCATTCAACCATAGCGAGGCTGTCTTTTCACCAACTTTAGGTATTCCTGGTATCCCATCCGTAGGGTCACCCATAAGCATTTGCTTCCATAAGAATAGTAAGCCTTCCGCAGGGGTAGTCTCAATCCATTCCGCTGTTCGATAATTATAATGCCTGCCAGGAAGTTGTTTTAAAACATCTTTATCTGGGCTGCATACTACAATCGTTGCCCACATCGGCGGATCTTTTGCATACATGCACACTAAATCATCAGCTTCTACTTCTGTTAAATACGTAAATTTCCAAGTTTGTTGTAAGTATTCTTTTAATGCGTAAAATATTATAGGTCGATCTGTCTTTTTACGGTTTCCTTTGTATTTTCTTGTCTCTGCTCTGTCATATCTAAAGCATCTCCCTACTGTCAAAAATCCAGCAAAGTCATCAGCTTTAGTTTCTTTCAGTATACTGACAATTCTCTCATCAATACCTGCTATCGCTTCTTCTAGAGTAGGCTTGTTCATTTCGAAATAAATCAAGCTGTCTGCATCTATTAGAGCTGTTGTAACCGTCATACGTTCCATTTCTTTTCTTTTTAAAGTAAAGATAAAGGGGCACTAGGCCCCTTCATCAACCAATTTAACACACAGTTACAAAGCATTCAGCTCAGCGACTTCTCTGTCAACTTGAGCTTTGCTTTCTAACTTTACCTTTACTGCTTCTGTCCGCATTTCTTGCCATTCGGCATCAGTCATAGCTGCATAGGTTGAACTGTGGTAAATTGATCCATTTACTCCTGCAAGAGAAGAATGAACAAAGTATTGCTTGCAACGTATAGCACCGTCTACATCATCAGGCACTGCACCAATGTGCATAGGATCCGCAAATATATTGTGAATCTCACCTGAATAGAACGCGATATACTTAAGGCCACCAATATGAAGACCTTTTACGCAAGATGTAAAATCATTAGTATTGACTTGGTCCCAAGAAGCTAATCTGTGAACACAACCAACTTTAATGAAATGTTGAGGAGATGAATACCCGTTATCACCTTCGCAATAAAACGCATCTCCACCTGAACCCATCATTGCAGGTTCAAATAGGCGGTCTTCTACGTGCTCAGGAAGGCCATCTCCTTGTATTTCACCAGTATCAGGATTGAACGTACGAGCGTAACGATCTACTTGCTCCCCTGTTTCTGTGTCATACTTATGCATAATCTCTTTAGATACTTTGTAACCATTAAGAAGACCCTCACGAGTAATCTTCATTTGATACATAGTAGCACGAGCAGTAGCAATTGCTTCACTTAGACCTTGCTCTTCCATGAGCTCTTCTTTAAGTTTAGGGTGCACATACTGCATATTAACAAAGTTAAAGAAGCGATTAGAGAAATCTATTCCTCTATCACATTCAGCTTTCTTTGCTAATACAGGATTACGCAACCATCTGGTCCACATTTTAACTAGTGGCTCAAATGATACACCCTTGTCAATAGACTCGAATATTCTATCTACCAACGCTTGAGGCATAGGAATAGAAGAAACAACTCCTTCACTCTTAAGGAAGAACTCGCCTGTATTCTTGTTTACATGAATGTAAGGGCATTTTGACTCTACTGTTTTAGTATAGTCTACAACACAAAGAGCAGCAAATTTAGACATAAGGTCTTTATATGCGTCCATATCCTGTACGGATGCGGATTCATCTACAAGCTCCATCATTTCTGCATAAGTGTCTTCTGTGTACTGCACTGCAAACGGTGTGTCACCGTAAGAGCCGCAGATTTTGTCGTCGATAACGTTAACTGTAATCATCTGTTTTCTGTTTATTAAATTGAGTTACTAAATTACAAAATTTTAAGAAGATGCGCAACTTATTGTGCGCTATCTTCCTCTAATTCAGGTTCTTCCGGCAGGACGTCACTGACATCCCACTCGTTTTTACCTTTACATTCTAAGTAAGAAATTATCTCTTTCTCTAAGTCTAGAGTCATAGATTTATTTTCGTTTATACCTTCTATAGCAGAAAGTAAGTGCTTAACATCTTCAGAAAATTCTAGTATGTTGTTATACATATCTAGCACCTCCATGTTAACGCCTACACATTCTCCTATATCAGATAGAACAAACAATTCCTTACTTTTGTTACTAATTAGCTCAGCTGAGTTAGCCTCGCTTTCTACTTGTTTACAATACAATTGAAACTCCATAAGCTTTTCAGCTTGCTTAAACACATCAGTTTCGTCTAGATTTCTGTGTCTGTAGTATTCAAATGAATTTTCTCTAGCTTTAATAACTTTCTTGTAGATCTTGTGAAGCCCAGGATTAATCCTTTTAAAGCTTGATAAGAATTTAAGATCTTGTATTTCAGTTACTTTAGTAGCTGTAAACCATGTAATCATTGAATCATCCATTGTGTATCCTCCTTTATCATTCATTTGTAAGAAGAACTCACTAATGTGTTTACAATTTGGATTCTTCTTGATGTATTTAACTTTATTTTCACTTACCCTAATCAACTGCGGCGTATCCCATGTCTTAACTGTTTTTGCAGTCCAGTCATAGAAATTACCTTTGTTGCTTCCATATGTCTCTCTAAGAGAAACAGCTGGTTCTTCATAATAGAATATTGGGTGCTGCTGATCAGTATCCCAACTAGACCATGTATTCTCTGGGTAAACTTCTTTAAAGCTAGGAGCTTGCACATGTAAGATTTTAGCAGCTAGATGCATTAAATCTTCATCTGCTTTAGTGCAATAATAAATACGAGACTCGCTTTCCATAAGATCTTTGGCCTTTGGCTCTATCTTGTCAAGGGTGTACTGTTTATTATCATTACGTCTCTTATCAAATCTAAGAGAATAAGCAACCATACGCTTTTCTATCTCACGGCGCTCTGCAGGAGAAATGTTATCAAACTTGGATACTTCCATAGCTTGATCTTCTTCTGTAGTGAACTCCGTAGTCCAGTCTTCAGGTACTACTACATCATCATAAGAATGATAAAACTCAGACTCTTTAAAGTACTTAAGTACAGCTGCACGTTTACGAGCAACTCTATTCTTTTCTTTAGTTAATGCAAGCTTACCTTCTCCTTGAGCTATAGCAATCTTACTGTCAAACTTAGCATCTAGATCTTCCAGAGTAAGTACTGAAGGACGACATTCCTGTTCTCCACCTTTAATAAGATATGCATCCGTCAATCTATTGAAAGATACATTCTCTTTAAAATAGAAATGCTTAGGCTCTATACCGCCCCACACTACTAATTTGTCATCTCTTACAGATTTAAATTTACCTTTCTCAACTTCATATAAAAGCTTAGTAATCTTAAATCCTTCGAATAACTTAGTAGGAACTGCGTATCGTATACGTTTATCACCAGGGAACGTAGGACTAATCATGTCTTTATCTATAATATTAGATAGTTTGTTTAGAACACGATTCTCACTACGAGCACCACTAACAAGTGCACGAGTCTTAGAAATCCAATCAATGAAATCCTTAGTGTCTAGCTCTTCCTGGACTACATTAGTAGCCTCTATCGCAGCTTTCTTAATAATACCTTGAACATACGCTTTAGTAGCTTCGTTCCATATTACCTTCTCACGCGATGGAGTTACGTCAACACCTTCTTGTATAACTGTTTCCACGCCGTTGTCATCTACTACAACCTGTCTCATAGGACATTTGAATGCAATAGCGCCATACAGTTGCTCCATTTCTAATTCTCGGAAATCTATGTGACCATAGTTAATACCTGTTTCAGCTTGCGGATTCTTTACCACAAGTACATGTGGTTTAGAATATGTATAGCCATCACTGATAATAAGATGCTCTGAGCTGTAAATCACATCGTTCTTAAAGTTAACTTCATTTACATAGCCGCTTTCGCCTACAATTGAAAAGTTAACGTTGTTTAAGTAATTTAGTTGCTCTTCTATAGCTTCTTTGTACTTACGTCTGTTATGTTTCTTAGTTCTGAAGCTTACTTCCGTGTAATTCTTAGAATCTGATTCTTCATAATATACTTTAGTACCATCTGAGAATGTAACAAATGGGTTTTGTTTACCTGCTTCTACATTGAAAGCTGGTATAATGAAATCAGTCTTGTAATTGTAGCAATTACATTTAAATCTCATTCCGTTGTAGACAGTTTCTATAGTATAGAAATCAACGCCGGTAGACAATGCTGCTTTAGCACCTAAGCCAAACGCACCAAAGTTTTCTGATGTGTTACGCTTAGTAGAATATCCTAATTCTAGGACACCCTCTAGTCTGCGTGCACCAATACCTACGCCGTAGTCCATTACTGCAAATGTATCACAATAGCCTACACCTTCACTTTCAATATAAGTAAGATCTATCTTATTCTTATGCTTGTCTAGATGTAAAACATTGTAGTACTCTGCATTAAAGTTACTGTCTTCGTACTGTGCGCCTGAGCGCGTAATGTAATAGTCTTCTGCTTTCTTCTCTCCACTTAGTATTTCTAATGCTATTTCTTTCTCCCTCTGTGAATCACAAGCATTAGTTGTGAGCTCGCGGATGGTACTCGAAATTGGCATAGAATACTGCGTTGATTGCAGAATGTCAAAGACCATTCTCTTTGCCCCTTCGTTGATCTTTTTCTCGATCCCTTTAGAGCCTTTAATCTGTGTGTCAATGGTTTTTATACTCATCTTAATTTGTTATTTAATAAATTAACATACTCTTGTTGATATTCTGATAGATAGGTTTTAGGTATAGGTAATACTTTTAATTCAGCGTAATTAGTTGTCCAAGATATAGCGCCAGGAAACCATTTATTTTCTCCTGCTCTAATCTTATCAAAATACTCTTTCATACCGGATTTTGATAATGTAAATTCAGGTATTGTATAATACCAAGCTTTACGATCTTGACCATCTTCTGATGTATAACCGTTACCATCCCATCCCCAAAATATAGCAAAAGAAAAGCCGTTGTGTTGAACAACGGCTATTATGTCTCCTCGTTGGAGAGCATTTACTTTCTCATGTCTTGTCATAATTGTTGTACTAATTCTAAAACTTCTATACATTGTTGCCTATTTCTAGGCATAAATAGAACGTACGTCAGGCTATTCTCTTTCAGATGTTTTTTAAACAACTTCCATCTCAAAGGGAATGACTCGTTAGCGTATCCTTTTGTCTCGATTATCCATTTACCATTAGGATCAACAAAATCAGGAGTATATGTAATAGGTCGTATTTTACTACCTTTATTACACAACTTAGCTTTTGTTCCTTCATAACATGCTTGTGGATATACCATTCCAGGGAATACAGTAAATGTATGTTTTTCGTAATCAACTTTAATCTTATTGTCGTCTAGCATTTTATACATATGCTTTTCTAAAAGAGATTGAAATTGAATTCCTTTATATACATTTTTTTTAGCGCTTACTTTAACTTTACCTTTCTTCTTATAACCCATTTGCTACAATATTAGTTTGGAAATTACCTTCATACCCTCTGTCTTTACTCCATATATGGGCCTGACCTACACGCTTGGTGCCAACATAAGCTTTATTCTTATGCCATTCGTCATTACCACATATAGATGGAATAAACCTGACTTTAGTTCCCATAAACTCATTAAGCATCTCTTTATGATAATGCCCTAAATGTGCTTCTCGGAATGTAGTCTGGCTCCACATGATTGGTTGCTCTGTAGCCATAAGTAAAGGGATTTTATCCGCTTTAACTTTATCGCCATGGAAATGCAATATCATGTTTGTTCCATACTGATAGTATTTACGTTCTTCTAAACTATTATCTACTGTAATATTTGGATTGTTTGAAAACTTAGCTTCAAGCAGGTCACCTACATAGAACATACGTTCATAGTCATGGTTACCTTGCACTATAATCACATCTACTGGTGCGTATTGTGAAAGATACGTAATTGCATACTCCATTAACTGCCAATAACCACGGAAAGACTCTCGCCATCCCATGTAATCATCTTGCGGCGTTCCTGCAGTAGTTGTTTTACGTAATCCTTCAGAATTCATACCGTCGTTACCAATTGGAAGTAATATTCTGTCTATATGTAATCCTCCTGCTTTAGATATGAGGTTTACTAGGACTTTCATATAGTCATCTATTAACTTCTGTGGGCCTTCCCCTGATACTTTACCATAATGTATATCCGGTAATGATATTTCTAACATTACTGGATCTTCTAGAAAAGCGTATTTTATTGCATCAACTTTAGGGGCATCTTCTTTAACTAGATCTATGAATTCTTGTTTCATATTTCCAAATTCATGCCACTGATTTTGAGTTACAACAGAATATCTTTGGTCACCATTAGCCGCTTGCCAAAACTTAACAGATTTTACATCTGCCATAGTAAGGCCATTTGACTCTAAGTGTTCTTTAAATTCTGGGGCGTGCACATTATCGTTAGAATTAACGCCTAGTGCTTCTCGACGTGCAGCGTGTGCTACTGTTTCTGGTACTTCAAATTTTTCTGCTAACCAGGCTGATCCTTTTTTCAAATAGCCTGTACGTTCTCTTAAAAATTCAACTATCTCCTCTTTGTTCATCAATTATCTGATTTAGTATAGCTATGTTTGTATTCTTAACTAGGTCAGATGGATCTTTCGATTCATACTCACTAGGAATACACACATTTATTAGGCCATACTTCATACAGATCTTGTTGCCCATCATCTGTCCTGGATTGGTAGCTTTATCATAATCATTATCATAAAGAACCAAGATTTTTGCAAATCTTTCCTTAAGACTCTCTATTACTTTTTCTGCTGGTATTTGCATCTCGCTTTGCATAGCAATTGCGGGATACCCTGCAGAATATAGAGTCATGATGTCTTTTAACGAAGATGTTAGAATAACTAAATTACCTTGTTCAGGCAATTGATTCCAACCTTGAGTGTCTACTGCTTTAACATTGCTTGTCCATTTGCGCTCTGTTTCTTCTGGTGCGTAGATTTTAAATCTTTGACCAAACTTATATGCGTAAGTGATTGTTTTACAGCTAAATCTATGTTCGTTGACCCAATAATAATCTATAGGTTCGACGCCAAATTTAACTAAAATATCTTTACTTATATAATATTTAGACCAAAACTTTGCATCGTCCTTATTCCATTTACGACGTTTCTTACGTATAAGTGTAAGTTTTTCTACGAGATCAGGTTGTTTTCGTTTAACACCCTGAGCTCCCATAGAAAATAATCCGTCGTCTTTAGTATAAGAAAGACCTAAAGCAAAATCTCTGTCTACCATACGCAGCGCAGTTATCCAATCACAATTAAATGATGCTTGGATATATCTGAAGCAGTTAAAGGTATGTTCTGGATGACCGTGGTCCTTGTATAATAAGGCGTTCTTCCATACATATATAGCAGCGGTTGGAGTATTGTCTTCACGTAACTCGCTACAGAACTTTTTGTTAAGCTCTTTAAACCCTCTGATATAATACCTGAAAATGTCATACTCAGTAATTTTACTAAGTATGACATCTGTATGCAGGTAATCATCACTACTTCGTGATGCAATCATTAAAACGGAGAGTCGTCTTCTGTACTGTTAAGAGGCTTGTCTGGCATAGTCCAGTCTTCATCCTCTTTCGAGTCAGGAGTAACCAAGTTAATGGTTGGATTATGCGTACCCCATGCTAAGTCAGCGTTAAAGTCAGCGTTGAATGATCCATAGTCGTCGTTTAAGTTACGAACAAAGAAATCATCACGTTGAGGTTTAACACGACCAAAGTGCTTAGTGTATACAGTTTGGTACTTGTCATCTTTAACACCTACCAATACACGTACTTGATTGTCTTTCAACACGCTAACAAGCGCTTTGATCTCTGATACGTCACCGTTAGAGATTTTCTTACCTGTTTCAAAGCTTACGTCATCGCCGTTGGCTACGTTAGCCCACGCTTTAACAAAGTTGATAAGAGTTTCTTCACCAACAAAAGCATGTCTCTCACCGGTAGCTTTCCACCAGTCAAATGTAGGTTTCCCTTCTGACCATGTAGTTTGACCAATAGCATTAATGTACTGGTTCTTACCATTTTGAGATACACGAGCTTTTGGTTGTACCAATACCTCTAATTTAACTTTAGTATCTTCATTACCCAACCAGAACACTACTTTGTTGTATTCTTGATCACTGAAGGCTACTTCATAATTTGGCTCACTCTTAACTTTAATGTCAAGGGCGTGTAATTCAGCCATTGTAGGGTTAACTGCTATAACGTTTACGTTAGTTAATCCTGAGTATAGTTTCATTCCTGAGCCTACTACTTCTTGCGTACTTGCGTTTGATTTAATTGCCATAATTAAAATTCTTCTTCTTCGTTATTAATTTCATTTAATTGATCTTGAGCGTCCATTTCTTGACGTCCTTGGATTTCTTCTTCCCAAGCTTGTCCTTCCATTTGCTCTTTTTGCCCATCGGTAAAGGTATCTGTAATAGTGTTTACTGTACCCATAACTTCCTCGATAACTCCTTGTACAGTTACTTGTGAAGGATCTACAGAGCACGGCATTTCATGCTCAGTGTCATCGATGAAATTGAAAGATAGCTTACGCTTCTTCTTAACCTTCTTACCTTTAAGTACTGGATGCTTAAACATTTCAGTAACTTCCCAAGCTTCTAGGCTGTATTTAGTTTGGATCCCCTTGCGGTCAATCCCATTCTCTAGATCGTCTATAATCATAGAGGTTGTGATGTTCTGCGGAGTCGGTTGTGACTCAACGCTTGTGTCTGCGTGTTGATTGGTTTCAATCATTTGTGTTAAATTTTTAACAGTTAATCAATAAAAATCTTTGACCATTCCATAGGCATGGTCTTACCCTTTAAGTGATCGCATCGACTGCCGGCTACTACATCTCCTAGTGAGTCAAATGATACCATAGTAACATCGTCTTCTCTATAGATATAGCCTACTGCGTCAGCGTTTGCGCATGTAATTTGCTTGATCTTACCTGTAAGGTCGAGGTCTTTCACAGCCACTTCCTTACCTTTCTTCTCAAGCATCTTGTCTTTCAAGTGACCAACAAGGATCACATGATCGGCAAGTGTGTTTAATCTATCTATCCATTTCTTGTATGCCATTCTAAGATACAGATAACCTGCACCGTTAGGCAATGAAAGGATAGACATACCTGGGTTCTTTTGTTCAAAGTTTTTACCCATTGGAGTCTTCAGGTATATTTGTTTACCTTCTTCTTCACACCATTCTTCTAACTTAGAGATAGTATCGATAGCTACATACTTGTAAGGTTTACCCTCTTGGTATATCTCTTTCCCTATCTCTCCTAGTTCTTTTAGACTATTTACTTGTACTTTTAATGCATCTAACATGTCAGAGCCCTGTTCTAAGTCTATAATAAGACAGTCGTCTAGCTGAGCTAGCACTGTAGTCTTACCTATCTTAGGAGCACCGTAAATAATCATGTTCTTTGGTGATTTTCTACTCGCTTTTACTTTTTTCTTAGGTAGTTTACTCATGCCTTATTCTTTTTTTTAGCACGTTTAGACTTACTGAGATGTGGTGCTTCAACTTTAGTAGCCTTTGCACGACTTTTATACTTTTTCCTCTTTTTTGGCTTTCGCAGAGAATCTTCGATAATAGCCCTTTGTTCTTTTTCATAAGCTTCTGGGTTAAATGGTGATTTTAACGTGTGGTAAAGTATAAAGCCAAATACAGCTCCTACTACTATAACTGGAATCCATTCCATAATATATAATTTAAATAAAGTAATTGGGGGAAGACCGCATAGACGACCAAGTTTATAACCCCCTCCCCCTCAATTACAGCAAAAGTATGCAGCACTCACGCAGCTTGCTCATCGTATAATAGCTAACAACATAACCTGGGGTCTTATTGGTATTGTTGAGACATTACCACTAGTTATGTGTTAGCAATATGTAGGCTGACAGGTTTTGTTCTGAAGTCTTACAAAGAGTAACTGTCATTATCAGGGTTTAACTCTTAATCACCCATGCCTTCTGCTCATTTTGCCATTAGCACCTAAGTTTTTAGGGTATGGCACACTATTTATTGTAGATGATTTAGCATATGTTTTAGGGTATGTAAACCCAAATTGTAATGTAAATACATCATCAGTCACAAATTTAGATTTCTTTGCTTCTTCTTCTTTTCTTAATTTTTCATCTCTTCTCTCTCTGTTGTATTCAGGGAGTCTTCCTTTAGAAATAAACTCTGGTTTACCTTCTATTGGCTCGTAATCGTAGTATCCTTTTTTCAAAATATGTATCTTATTTTATTCCATGGTATAATGTTATCATGAAGGTTAGTAAATTGGTTAATTAATTCTCGTTTAAGATGTCTTTCGTATCTAATGTTTTTCCCTCCATACTGTGAGATCTTATCCTCTTGTATATCTGGTGTCCACAGTTGTGCTTCTGCATTCGGTTTATCTATAAGATTAGCTCTGTGCTTGTTCTCGTTGTGAGTTAGAAATATAACTTCTGCAAGAACTTGCTTTTTGTAATCTACATAATCATTCAGCATTCCAAACAACTGCTTGTAATCCTCTAGCCATGTTTCTGTTATAATAACAGGACTAAAGTTAACATGTACGTCATACCCTGCATCTATAAATGCATTAATAGCTTTAATTCTATCAATAATTTTAGATGTGGCAGGCTCATGAAGTGTAGCCATATGCTGAGGCATAAGACTAAAACGTATTCGTATTTTACCTTCAGGGTCATACTCAATCAACTTAGGGTTCACGTACTTGGTAGCGAACGAGCCCATGGCTATAGGGTGAGTTCTAAAAAACTCAAAGATGTTCTCCCAGTCGTGATGTCTAAGGTGCAATGCAAAGTCCTCGTTACAACTAATGTCGTAAGTAGTGTGTTGCGCGTGTGTTTGATTAGGTTTGTTAACGTGTGTAAAGAATGCGTGGTTATTTACTGCTGTAAGTATATCTCCTGTATTCTGTGCTATCGTTAATCCTTTAGGTTTGTTACGTTTCATGTAACAGTAACTGCAATCGTACAAACAGCCATGACCAAAAGAAGGTGTAATAAAGTCTGTAGATCTACCGCTTGTTTTAATGTCAAGGGCTTTTCTATTTACTTTTGTTATTAACATATTTTCTTTCGTTTATAGTGAATGTACTAAGTTCAGCTTCGTATGGTATCATACCTAACATGCCGTCCCTGTTTTTCTCGATGTGTACCGCTAACAAACCTTCCGGCTCTTCATCGCAATACAAATCTGTAATACCGTAGAGGTCAAATGGCCTCTGTAGCATCATAACAACATGAGCATCCTGACCTATACTGTCACCACCAAACAAATCTGTTAGCATTGGTTGGTACTGATTACGGGCACGATGTTCTTGTTCTATATTCCTATTTAATTGTGATAACAGTATATTAATAACACCAAATTTAGCTTGCATGTACATACACCCTTTTGATATTTGGTTTAGTTTTTGCAATTCTGTATCGGCGTTAGCTAATATTAACCTAGAGTGATCGTAAACATTTATGACCAAAGTGTCCGGGTAGCTCTCTGCTATCTCAGCATTAGTCCTTTTAATAAATGTTATGTCTTTAGGTACGTTATTAAAATAAATAGGATATTCAGTATAAGCAGCAACTTTCTCTGCATATAGATCATACTCGTCTTGTCTTAACTTGTTTTGTACTGATAGTAAATCCATCACTTCTTTCTTGACATCCTTAGCACCAGCACGTAATATTTGCTGATGGCCAGGCATCTCGAAAGACCAGTACAATACCATTAAGTTTTTCTTTGAGTTAGTATCTAAGAGATCGAAGATCATCTGATTACTGAATGCGCTTTTACCTACACCTGGACGACCTGCTATGACATACATTTTGCCAGGTTGCAGACCACCTAGTAGGTTTCTGTTTAATCTTATCCACTTAGTGGGGTAAACCACACGCTGCCCAAGCATACCTTTCTTTATCTCATTAAGTGAGGTATTTACTGAGTCTGCTATGCTATGAAATCCTTTTTCTTTAAAGAGATCTTGTGATTCGTGGTTTGGTTTTGTCTCGTGTGTCATTTTCATCTAAATTTTCATACTTTTCCCAAGTATGATTGTTAATCCATGTTTCTAAGTTTTGCATGTAGCCTAAGTTGTTACGCTCCAATTTTAGCTGGGTGTTTAGGCAAGCTACTATCTTCTTATGGACATGAGGCTTGCCGTCAACAATTCTTTTGTAACGAGCTTTTGCTTTTTGATTTGACTTAGAGTTAGGATCTTTAGCATGTAAAATGCGGACACCTTTATCAGAGTTTACCTTCATAGGATAGGTTAACATCAACTCGTTGAACATCTTGTCAAAGTCTGCTAGAAATAAATCTAAAAACTTGTGTCTAATAACATGATTTTCTGTTGTATCACCGAGTTTGATGTAACCTTCCTCTTGAAGTTTGTCTAAGTTTGGCTTAAGATTAAGCTGTGGGTTGTATTTATTGCCCTTCTTATAAACTAGATAAAGGTAGGTAAAGTCATCAGGACTCATACCTACCTCTTTAAGCATATTTAAATCTAGTTCAACAATCATTGCATATAAAAGATTTTGTTATAATGGCATATAACGTATCCACAAATGTAATAAAAATATTCATACCTACAAATTTATTTGTTAAAATTATTTTTATAACCACTTCACACCATCTAACTTTTGGACTGAGTTTTTAAGCCATTTTTCTTCTTGACTATCCTTTACATACAGGACATATACAAGACCTTTCTTGTCTTTCTCAAACCTTATCAGTCTACCAACACGTTGGACCATTGATAAAGCTTTACTAGTCAAACCACATACTACACCTACATTAGCATTAGGTACATCAAAGCCTTGATTTAAAGCTTTAGTTGAGCAAAGTACATTGACTTCCCCTTCCTTAAACTTACGCAATGCTTCTTTACGTTGCTTTGCTGTTCTCTTGCTATGGTACACTTCTGCTAGTGGGCTAACACTTGCTGCTAGTTCATCGGTAAATGAATTCTTACCGCCAAAAGTTATTATTCTGTTATTTAAATTATTGTACACAATCTCTCTAAACTTCTCAACCTTATTGGTTGCGCAGTCTACAATTTTCTTGCGTTCACGTATAGCACTGTAAAATCCGGCAGCATGTGCTTTCATTTCTCCACTGCTATTAGCAGACGCTAGTACAATACGTGCAGTATTGAAAGCGTCAGACCCAAGCGCTAGTTTATGTTTAACGAACTTTCTGTTTATTCTTTTATATTCAGTTTGTTCTTCATTTGTCATTTCAATTGGAATACAATGTATTTCATATGGTGACACTAGGCCTAGGCTGACGCATTCATCAATACTTATTCTATATATTGTTGGTGCTAATTTAAATAATAGTAATCTGTACTCTTCCTCTTCAGGCGGAGTAGCAGTCATACATAACAGACGATCATACTGATTGTTCTTAAAGAACTTACGGTATTGTGGTGAGAGGCCAAGATGGATCTCATCACATACTACAATATCATAATGATTGTCTATTAGTTTGTATGCGCTCTGGTAACATATTATATCGACACGGTCGAGACACTGCTCAAATCCCCATTTGATAAACTCCTCTTTAAACTGATCTTGCAATTGTACTGTTGGTACAAGCAAGAGTGCGCTGCCTTTGGGTATCTGTTTGAGTACATAGTTGATTGCAACTACGCCACATCTAGATTTACCAAAGCCAGTACCAGCTATTATACTACCTCTAAAGTTGTGAGAAGCCCATGCATTTAATGCGGCTCTTTGTTCAGTGTCTTTGACTGCGTGTGTTTTTATGCTAGTGTCCATACGGTTACTGTCCTGTTAGTTTCAGGGTCACGTTTTGTTGAGTTTGAGGTTACAATACCACGATTAACTAGTTCAGTTACCCTACCAGTTACACGATTGATTGGCCACCCCAACGCCTTGGACAGATCTTTGTTGCTTGCTTCCCCCAATATCTTAAGGGCATGCGCAACTGCTCTTTGTTTAGCACCTAGCTTTTGCTTGATACTATCAAATGCATCTACTTGAGTTTTTCTAACTTTATTCATTTAAGATTGGTTGTTTACAACATTCACAAATTCTAACCTCCTCAACTTTTCCTAATTGAGGTACAAGGTCCATTTCAATATAATTTTTAGCAATAGCTAATCTTTTAGTAAACTTAAGCAGACTATCCATAGAAGAGACAGAATATAGTACAGTAGCATGGTCTCTATTAATAGCTTTACCTATTTGTACAGAAGTTTTATTAGTAAATCTTCTAGCTAACAAACAAAACATTTGTCTAGCTTCTACTATATTTCTATCTCTTTTTCTACTTATTATCTGCTCTTTAGTTACATGCAGTTCTTTACGAATACCTTTAAATATATAATCAAAAGGTGTGATTACGTAAGTTTCATTAGCTCTGCCTTCAATAGTAGTTGGTTGATTTATTTCTCCCATACTTTACTGATGTTTACGTCTGCTTTAAGCAAACCATTAGTTACTACCTTCTTAGCTGCTTTCTCCATTAAATATGTAAGAGTTTCTGACCATTTATCTACATATCTGTCTGCACAGATAGTATCTATTTGATCATGCACAGTCATTACAACTTTAACAGGCAGCTGTTTATCAGCTAAATACTCATAAATGTATACAAGTGCAAGCTTAGTCATATCTGCTGATGCACCTTGAATTGGTGTATTCTTAGATGCACGTTCAATACTACTAAGCTCCATTGATGCTGACTCATCACTCCATATCTTTGGGAACCAGTTAACAAACCAACGACGCCGGTTGAACGGTGGGAAGGTTTTAATATAACCATATTGTTTACCAAAATCAGCTAGCTTTTCAAGGAAGCCTTTGATGTTAGGGAACGCACTGAAGTAATCTTCAATGAGTTGCTTTGCATCATCTTTAGATATGTTGAGAGTATCAGCAAGCTTGTTAGGACCCATACCATATGCGAGACCAAAGTTAATAGTCTTTACATTAGTACGTAGGTTTTTGTGCTTTGGACAATTACATTTACTTTTATTAACTAAGTAAGAGCAATCATATTCAGCAGCAAAATCCCATTCATTCTTGTATACAAGCTGTGCACAGGTTGAGTGTAAGTCCTGACCATCTTCTAATGCTTTCATCCACACGGGATCTTGGCTACCAAAAGCTATGACATTCAGTTCTTGGGAAGCATAGTCAGCACTTACAAACGACCAACCATCTGGTGCAGTGAAACAATTTCTAAACGCATTATCTGCAGGTATTTGCTGCATGTTAGGCTTAGAGCTGCTTACACGACCGGTATCAAGTATTTGATTGAAACTAGTGTGTATCTTACCATCTTTGTTAATATTCTTCAAGAAAGCTTCACCATAGCTTGTAGCTATCTTCATCTTTTCTTTGTATTTAACATAATCATTGATAAGAGGATATTTGTTTCTATACTTGTACATGGATTTGCCATTTACATTTTCAAGTTTAGGTATAATACATTGAAATACATCAAGCACTTGCTTTGGTGAATCCCAATTTATATCTACTTGTTTCTCAACAGTGTCAAACAAATCACCTTGCACATACTTAGGTATAAACTTTTGCATACGATGGTCTTCAACCACATAGTGATTGAGTATATCTTGCAAAAGTTCAGCATCATAGTATGATTTCTTGCTAAGTTTAATCCATTTGTCTGAGTCAAGGGAAATACCGTTAAATTCTATGTCAGCAAATGCTAACACAGCACGGTTCTCTAGTTCTACAACATTTTTAAGCTTGTTAACAATGATAGGTGCTTGTTGTTTGTTGTGTATCTGAATAAGATATTCAACATCTTTAGCACCATAAACAATTTGATTTGTAGTAAATTGTTTATTTATACCACCTATAAATGATGATTGCACATTTTTGTTAAGCTCAATGTTGAGGTAACGTTTAACAGTGTTTTTAAGACTGTTACTGAGTTCTTTACCACAATTTATAACTTTTTCCGTAAGCATAGTGTCATACACATTTTGACATTTGATGTCACAATGGTATCGGATAAAGTTAAGGTCAAATTTAGCGTTGTGAAATATCTTAAGTATGTTTGGTGATTCTAAAATATCTTTAAACATTACTAATGGATAATCACGCACATCTATAACATATTGATGAGTATCATCACCAATTTGAAACATAGTTATGTCATCACGCACAAAATTAAGACCTGTGGTCTCGGTATCAACTGCAAGAATTTCCTTGCTTTTGCAATAATTAACGGCATCTTCAACAGTAGCTTGAAAATACAAGTCATTGTTGAACATGTCGTTATTATAAGTAACAAAATATATCATGTTGTAAATTCATCTGGTTCACGGTCATTAACAGTATCTTGTAAGTGTTGATCGTATTCAGGCATACAATGCTTGTCTACATATTCACATACACTTTTAGCGTAAGCTGTTTTTATTTCCGAACCTTGGAACATAAACGCTGATATATTTTTCTCAACTGCTTGTTGATACATCATTTTAAATATATTATAGCTGTTATCTACAACCATAGCATAAATCCATTTCATATAGCTCATAATAAATAAATTAAGTTAAGACAGTGTTGGCGTCAAGGCGTTAAATAAAACCTTACACTGTCTTAACATAATTAATACTACATCATCTGCATATCATCAGCTGTAAATGCTTCTACAACTGTAGGAGAAGCAATAGCAACTGAGTCAGGTTCTAGATAAGTGTGTAAATCATCAGTAGCACCATTAGTAAGAATAACATCTGTGTTAGCAAATATATAGTTACCATTGTGAGTGATGAAGTCACCTTCTTTACCTTTACGTTTAGCAGACTTTTTTAAGTTTTCTAATTGCCATTCAGTACCTTGTAAGGTTTCTGTTACAATTATTCTACAACGTTTATCAAACATAGTAGGGTTGAAAACATCTAAGTCAAGCATTTTACCTTTTTCAGAGTCATACCAAGGTGCATCTGGACCAAAGTTGATACCAAGCAATTCTTGAGCATCTAATGGTTCAGCTGTTTGCCAAGACATACGAGCTTTAGAACTAAATCTATCATCTGATTTATTTAGCATAGATAAAACATTTTCTACTTTAGAAGATGTAAGTACTTCTGCAAATGCTAATTGTATTTTACCGTTAGCGATTTGACGGGCGTTCACTAATAAAGTGTCGCCTTTTTGTAGGGCATCTTTAGTCCCTGAGTTTAATTGATTAGGCATGTTGTTTACATGTATTTAAATGTTTATGCTAGTTTCGAAGGTATACTAGCAACCTTTTTAGTTGAGTAGTGGGAATCGAACCCACATTAACCATTTACTCATATTGAGGTTCTTCAGGATAATCACGAGGATCTGTATCTGAATCTGGATATTGTTCTTCCATCTTTTTATGGAATCTGTCTTTTGCTGTATCTATTTCATTTATAGTACAGTTATATTCACCCATTTTTGATAGAAGAATGTTTCCAATATATTCTTGATAAGCTTTTAAATATTGTTCTAAAGATATTTCTTCTCCACCTTCTTGTAAGTCAGGATATATATCTCTATCATATTTATAATAAGTATAAGCCATAAGTTCTGGAGTGTTGGCTAATACTTTAATCACATATCTACGTTCATTTCTAATTTTAAATTCTACAGGTATGTGATTTGTTTGTTTTCTTATAGCAATAGCATACTCAAGATCTCTCATTTTATTGTAGTTTATTTCTTGTTTAGCTATAGTATTTTCATGCAGTTTTATAAGGCCTTCAGCTTTGATTAGCTCATCTTTATAAATTTCAGCAGCACCTCTTGATTTACTTTTTTCTATCAAAAGTAGTTCTTCTCGGTCTTCAAGTTCGTTAACTCGTGCTTTTAATTTCTTTATGATTAATTGTGGATCATTATATTCTTGGACAGTTAATTCTTTTGCTTCCATGATTTTGTGTTCTTTAGTGTCTTTAGTGTCTGTTTGGTTTTCTTCTTCGTTACATTGTTGACAAGTATGAAACTCATCACAAGTACACGTTAGCTCAGGACTTATACTATATAAGTCCCAAGCATCTTGTGCATCTTCAAAGTTCATTATAAACCAGAGTCTTTAACCCATTCGAAATTGTATGTACCACCTTTTCTAGCATCATAAGACATTATATCGTGATGATCTTCTCTTACACTCTTTTCAATCTGTTTGCTAAATAATTTAGTTTTAGCTTTGTCAACTGTTTGTAGCATATCTGCTATTCTTTTTAGATCTTTGTTGTCTTCATGTAGTTCATACACTATATTTATTAGTGTTTTTACATGATTTCTCAAGTGTTTTACAGTGCTTACTGCAGTTTCTTTGTTGTCAATTGATTCCAGTTTGTATTCTGGACTTGTTACAATAGTTTGTATTGCGTCGTAAATTCTCTCGTTTTTTACCATGATTATTCTTTGTTATAAAAGTCTGTTAATGTTTGTTTAGTTATTGGATATTCAGTTATTACATCGTTGACGTGGTCACAATTACTGCATTCTGCAAGCATATCATGACCAACGTGTTCAAGAGTATGACCTTTATTATGGCCACACTCTGAACAGTTTATAGTTGCTATCATTTCTTATTACGTGTTAGTGTTGAAATGATTTTATCTAATTTAGCTTTCTCTTTCTTTGCACCATCAGGTTGATTGATTTGTAATGCTTTGCGTATTTGCACATAAGCATCTAATCCATCTTTGTTGATGAAAGAATCACGAGCATCTTGCCTATCTTTAGCAAGAGCTCGTCTTATATCTTTTTTGAATTTACTGTGTGCCATAATTAGTTTGCTTGTTTATACCATGCTAATTCCATTACCATGAAAGGTAATATCATTTGACATGAGAATGAATAGTCTTTAGTTTTTTCTATTGCTATTGCAAATCCTGCAATCCATCCAATTGTAAGTGAACGTTTGACGCACCATTTACGTGTGTTGTACAAATAAATAGCATAGCTTACAATAAGCCAGCATAACCATAAGGATGTGCACACAAGTTTATCAATTGCTTCTGATAAATGTAGTCTGTCTGTCAATATTACTAGAGACAGAGTTAACAATCCAAGAATAATGTAGTTTAGTCTTTTCATTTTGTTAATGATTAAGTTAATTTAGGTTAAGGCAAGGAGAGTAACAAGCGAACAGCTTGCTACCTCTTGAAGCTTTTGCCAGAGCTTTTTATTATGTGATGCGTTTTACAGCTATTTCACAAACCATCTAACCGATCGTTAGGTTAAATACTCTTTCATACGAGAGTCATCTGGGTTGACGCATCACTTGTGCTAATGTTATACTATCCAATGTAACAAGATTGTATACATTGGGATTTATGTCAATATGGTGTGTGTGGTGGTTGGTGACCACTCACACAATCAAATGTCAATTAAAAAAATGTAGCTATGCTACATTTCTTTACGGGCCTTGGCAATAGCCATGTCCGCCTTCTTGGCTGCGCTAGCAGACATATAAGGAAGTAATACATCGTATTGCTTTGTGTTATCCTTGGATGGCACACTCTCCCAACCTACGACGGAGTCTGGTTGGTACATATCCAAATCAAACGTTAGTGTAGAGTGGATTTTGCGCGAACCTTCGTGCTTAAACTTAATGGGTTGCATAGTCTTCCCATTGATTGTAGTGTGCTGTCCAACAGCCACAACATAAACTAAATCTTCAGTCATGAAATTTATATTTAACTTTGTTAATACTAGAGGGGGGTACCTCATCGCCAGAGAACAATGGGGGTCGTCGTTTGAGT